GCGGTCCAGTGCGTATGGCTATTGGCGGTGATCCGTTGCAAAATATTAATCAACAACAGTTTGCACCAGACCCTGCCTTTGAGGGTCAAGATTTTTTTCAAGAAGCAGTTGACTCAGGTAATCTGACTGCGTTTAATCCACTAAAATTATTTAAAGTATTCAATAAAGTTAAAGGAACAGCTACAAAGGCAGACATCGGGCAACCAACAACTCTACCAAGAGCAGATCAAGCTGTGCCTGTTGTAGAGGAGTCAGACTTTCCGTTTAAATCTTTTACTTACGAAAAACTACAAAGTCCAAATGCACCAGGAGCTGCAAGACCACAGGACTGGGCTAATTATTTAACAGGTGGCGACACAGCACCTATATCAGAGATTAGAGATTCTGGTTTAGAACAATTCTTAAGAGATTATGAAAAGTATTACCCTAATCAAAAATTATCAAAACAACAAATCGTAGATTACTTTGAAACATCACCAACAGGTAATTTAGAGATGCGTGTAAAAGGAAACGCTAAACCTGATTTGCCAGATCAAGGTAGAACTAGACACATGAATGCAGGTAATCAACCACTAGATAACCAAGGCACAAATTACAGAGAGGTTATTGTTCAAGCAGGACCCATACCAGGAGAGGGCCAACCTTTCATTAACAGCTCACACTTTAGTGAGCCTAACGTAATTGCATTTACAAGAGTAGCTGATTACCAATTAGCTGATGGCAGCACAGCAGCAGTTATACAAGAACTTCAAACAGATATGTTAAATACTGTGCGTGTAGAACAATTAAGAATAAAAACGTTATTAGATAGACTTAAACTTACAGATCAAAAAGCAAGAGATATTTTAAACAATCCTGCTTCAACACCGGATCAAGTGCGACAAGCGCAGCAAACAATTGATAAATTAGCACAACAAGTCTCGCCAGAACAAAGAGCCTTGCTTGAACAAACGCAAGGTATAAAACCTTTTCCAAACGCAGCAGGTGCGAGTTTAATACCAGGGTACACGGATGAAATATTAAAATTACAAGATAACGTCAACGATTTACTAAGACAAAAAAAAGCAGCTAACCAACCATTTATTGATCAAGATATTTTTGACATAAATCAAAGGCAGTTAGTGCTTAGAGATCAATTGTTAGATCTCAATAGATCATTAGAGATTGATCAAAACCTTAAGGGCATACCAGTTCCTAATGCAGATCAGGCAGACGAATTAAGAAGTCTTTCTCAAAGACCCATTGAAAATTTTGATTATGAAAGAACAAATGACATACAATTATTTCCACCAATTCCTTTTACAAAGACTGCTGATTATGTGGACTTAATTATAAAAGCTACAATAAAAGATGCACAGTCTAGAGGTATAAATAGAGTTGGTATATTTACAGGAGAATTAGTTAACAAACGTTGGGGTAAAGATCCAACAGGACCTGCTGGTAAAAAGTTTAATGACCTGTATAGCAAAGTGTCTGTACAGCAAATGAATAATATTGCTAAAAAATATGGTGGTCAAGTTATAGAGGGAGCTATAATAAATTCTTCCAAACCAGAAAAAGGTTTAAAGCTTTTTAATAAAAGTGTTGAAGGAAATTTTGAATTACTAAGGGAGTTTGCTCCAACAAATAGAAGAGTAGATGAATTTTTAGATGAAGAAATTTTACGGATTGTTGAGGATTACGGTCCAAACGATATTGTCGTAAAAAGAGAAATAGCACCAGGCCAAACAATGGAATTTTATGCATCAAAACAAGATGAGGGATTACAACTTACACCATTAGGTGACGCAGATAGAGCAGAAAATGCCACGATAATTATCGAAGAGTATAATCCGCAATTAGTTAAAATACCTGTCTTAGTGCTTGAAGAGGCAGAGAAAGCAAAAGGACCATTTTTCTTATATCGTAAAAAAGATGGTGGTAAAATTGCCTCTGATGGTTTAGTTTCAATTACTGACATTTATGGAGATTATTAATGGTAGAAAAGTTTAATCCTACATCGGATTTTCCAAAACTAGACAGAACGAATGAAGCATTAGGACCTGGTGGTGGTGAAGATTTAGATGTAGAACAAGTAGGACAAGAAGTTGATGTAGATCAACCACGTGAAGAACGTAATGTCGAAATAATACAAGACGGATCTGCTATTATTAATCCTGAAGAACAAGCACCCCAACAAAATTTTAATTCTAACTTAGCTGAATTTTTAGATGAGTCATATCTACAAGCCATGGCTAATGAAATAGTCGACAAGATAGATAATGATAAATCAACTAGAGAAGATTGGGAAGAATCTTATACAAAAGGTTTAGATCTATTAGGTTTTAAGTATGAAGAAAGAACAAGACCTTTTAGAGGTGCGGCTAGTGTAAATCACCCAATGTTAGCACAAGCTGTAACTCAATTCCAAGCAATGGCATATGTAGAACTTTTACCTGCAGACGGACCTGTACGAACTCAAGTTGTTGGAGCTAATTCACCACAACTACAAAGTGCAGCAGAGCGAGTCAAAGATTACATGAACTATGAAATTACTCACGTTATGGAAGACTACAACCCTGAAATGGATCAACTATTATTTCAATTACCATTAGCAGGTAGTGCATTTAAAAAAATATATTTTGACGAAGTTTTAGGTAGAGCAACATCTAAATTCATACCGGCAGAAGATGTAATAGTTCCATACGGTTGTTCAGATTTAGATGATTGCGAAAGAATTACACAAGTTTTAAAAATGTCATTAAATGACTTAAGAAAAAAACAAGTCTCAGGATTTTATTTAGATATTGAGCTATCAGGATATGACGGCGCAAATGGTAACGGTTTACAAGAAAAAAAGGATTCTATTGATGGTGAGTCTCCGGGAACTTATGCCATGGACGACATGGCAGAGCTGTATGAAGTTCATGCCGATCTAGATCTTGAGGGTTATGAAGATATAAATCTTAAAACCGGAGAGCCTAGTGGCATAAAATTACCGTACATAGTAACTATTGACAAAGGCTCAAATACTGTCCTTTCTGTTTACAGAAACTACAGTCCGCAGGATGCTCTTAAAAAGAAAAATGAGTATTTTGTACATTACAAGTTTTTACCAGGTTTAGGCTTCTATGGCTTTGGCTTGATACATATGATTGGCGGTTTAACAAGAACTGCAACTTCTGCTTTACGTCAGTTATTAGATGCAGGAACATTATCAAATTTACCTGCAGGTTTTAAATCACGAGGATTAAGAATACGAGATGATGATCAACCACTACAACCAGGTGAGTTTAGAGACGTTGATGCACCTAATGGTATAATACGTGAAGCATTAATGCCGTTACCTTACAAAGGCCCTGATGGTATTTTACTTCAGCTTTTAAGTTTTTGTGTAGAGGCAGGTAAGCAATTTGCTGCAGTCGCAGATATGCAGTTATCTGAAATAGGTAAATCACAGACACCGGTTGGCACAACAATGGCACTTATGGAGCGTGGCACAAAAGTCATGTCAGCTATTCATAAAAGATTACATTATGCACAGAAAAAAGAATTTGAATTATTAGCAAATATTTTCAAACTTGTTTTACCACCAGTCTATCCATACAACGTTGCAGGTGGACCAAGAGAAATTAAACAATTAGACTTTGATGATAACATAGACATTTTACCTGTATCTGATCCAAACATTTTCTCTATGTCACAAAGAGTGACATTAGCCCAAAACCAATTACAACTTGCTCAAACTAATCCTCAAATGCACAATATGTATGAGGCATACAGAAGAATGTACACAGCATTAGGTGTAAAAGATGTAGATAAAATATTACCTGTGCCTCAACCACCTCAACCTATGGACCCAGCCATGGAACATAGTGTTGTGATTATGGGTAGACCATTACAAGCTTTTCCACAACAAAACCATGAGCAACACATAAAATCACACAGAACATTTATGAGTTCAAAAATGATCGCTTCAAACCCCATGATTGTTATGTCACTAATATCTCACATCAATATGCATGTATCTTTATTGGCAACACAAACTGTTGACAAAGCATTAGTCGAGGAAGCGGAAAAATTAAGAGCACAATTTGGTGAACAAGTCCCTCCTGAAGAGGTAGCTAAGCTACAAATGCAAAGAGATAATTTAATAAATCAAGAAATTATTAAAATTACAGAAACAATGGTAGCTGAGGGTAATGATGCAATGGAAGATATGCAGGTTGATCCGCTAGTTTTATTAAAACAACAAGAATTACAGTTAAGACAGTCTGAAATGGAGATGAATAATGCTTTAAAAACACAAAATCAGGACCTAAAACAAGACCAATTTGAATATAAACAAGAATTAGACGACAAAAAAATACAACAAAGCTATGATATTGCAGATTTACGAGCAAATGTAGCAAGAGAAAGAGCAAATGCCCCTAAACAAGAAGGGTAAAAAGATAAAAAAAGCCATGTCAAAGACTTATGGCAAGAAAGAAGGTGCAAAAGTGTTCTACGCAAGCATAAACAAAGGTAAAATTAAGGGAGTAAAGAAAAAATGATGAATTTTTTAGTAGGGCCCATCGCAAATATGGTGGGAGATGCAGTAAAAGGCTTCGTTGAGACAAAAAAAGCCAAAGCAGACCTAAAACTGACTGAGATTAAGGCACAGAAGAGCCTCAAAGAGCAGCAAATAGCAGGTAAAATTTCGTGGGAAGCCAGTGCGGTCAATCAAATGTCCGGGAGCTGGAAAGACGAATTTGTTTTACTAGCCCTGATGATTCCTGCGATTTCAGCCTTCATCCCTTTGTTT